AGTTTTCTGGCTAATAATACAGAAGGCTTAAAGATGATTAAGTACGTCAATGCAGACGGGCGTATTTTAGAACTTGCAGAAGGTGTTGCACCCCCAGCAGGTTACGAGTTGTATACACCACCTGCTGCGACTCCTCCTCCTCCTACAGGTAATGATCCTATTGATCGTGATAAAGCAGGTGATGACTCTGGTCCCGATCCTGAACCTGATACAGAGCCTACCCCTCCACCAGACTTTAGTAAGATGACTACTGATGAACTAAAAGCGGCTATGGATAGCGCCAACATGGTAAATAATTTTTCTAATTTAGGAATGTTGCTTGGTCCTATAGGTGCAATAGGAGGTCTTGCGGTTAAGGCTACTATGAGGTCAAGAGGTATTCAAATTGGTAATGCTGCTGAAGAGAAACTAAAAAATACGGCCAAGGGTAGTGCTGAATATGCAAAACTTGTAGATTTAGTAAAACGAGGCGGTGTTGCAAGTTCAGGCCCTGTAGGTTACGTTGCAGGTAAGATGGCTAAAAAGGCACAAGAGAATGCTATAATTACTGGTAAAAAAGAAGCTGCTGAATTGTTTGCAGCGGCAACACCCTCGGAAACTATTATAGAAAAAGCAGATGCAAATCAACCGGGACTTACCGCCAAACAACAATCCTCTGCAGACTTTAGGAGAGAAGAGAGAATACGTAAAGAAGAAGAGGCTGCAGAAAAAGCAAGACAAGCAGCAAAAGCAGCAGCCTTTGCCGCCGCTTCCCGTCCAGTAAAGGGTGGAAGTGGCAACGGCAATGGCGGCAGCGGTACTACAAGTAGCAGCGGTACTACAAGCGGCGGTGGTTACAAAGGAAGAGATGATGGTAATCTTGGTAATACAGGCGGCGGTGGTTACAAAGGAAGAGATGATGGTAATCTTGGTTCTACAGGCGGTGGCGGTTATGATTATGGCGGCGGTAAAACAGAAAAAGACTTTGAAGACGCAGCTAAACCTGATGCTGGAAAAGCAGATTTTAACAAAGGTGGCTTACTAAAAAAACCAAAAGCTAAGAGTTACGCTAACGGGGGATACGTAACTGCAAACGAACCAGCGAAGAAGAAGAAGAAACGAAAAGGCTTAGGTACTAGGCCGTAACACAAGGAACTAAAAATGCCAGCAGAAATGACAACAATGGAAAAGCCTAAAGTAGCGGGTTTTGTAGATGCAAAGCATAACAACGCTAACTCACGGCGTATTGCAGAAGCAGAGGCTGAACTAGAGGAACTTAATTCCAAGCAAGAAGAGGTAGAAGAACAGGCAGAACCTGTAGAAGCAAAAGAAGAGAAGGCTCCTGATACAGGCGAAGAACGCACTTATAAGAAACGCTATGATGATCTACGTAAGATGCAGCAACGTCAAGCTGAAGAACTAAAGACTATTAAGTTACAGCTAAAGATCACTAAAGAGCAAGGTGTTGTGCGTCCTCCTAAGTCGGATGAAGACATTCAAGCGTGGGCTGATAAGTACCCTGATGTAGCTGCTATTGTTGAGACTATTGCTGAGAAGAAAGCTCAAGAGAAGTTTAGCTACGCAGAGGATCGTCTTCAACAGATTGATGAGATGACTGCTGAAGCAGATCGTAACAAGTCTCTTGATAGTATTCGTACTGCACACAGTGACTTTGATGATCTCAAAGAGAGTGATGAGTTTCATGATTGGGCAGGGGAACAGCCTAAGTGGGTACAAGATGCTTTGTATGAAAACCAAGATGATCCACGTTCTGTTATTCGTGTTATTGATCTTTACAAGTCAGACAAAGGTATGGATACTAAGTCTCGTAAGAAAGCCACCAAAGATGCAGCTAAAGCAGTAGTTAACAAACGTGCTACTAAACCTGACACTGTAGATATGGAAGGGGCTTTTAGTGAGTCACAAGTCAAGAAGATGAATGATAAAGAATTTGAAAGTAATATGGATGCAATTATTGAATCCCAACGTACTGGAAAGTTTATCTATGATCTTTCTGGTGGTGCAAGATAAATAATTAAAATAAATACTTGACACTCATGGTTTAATAAGTATAACTATGGGTGTCATTATAAATACTATATAAAAGCCCTACATACATAAGTAGCTACCTTTTACTTTAGTATACTCTAAGCAAAACATTTTAGTTAAGACTTACCTGAACAATTACAGGCCCGTTACTATAACGCTACCCTAGAAAGTACAGCCTCTTGAATCTAACTGTTTTAGCTTAATTAAACCTAAGCCAAAAACATTCAATGGAGGATATACTCATGGCTTTTACAACCGCAACAGGTTATGGGAATTTACCAAATGGTAATTTTAGCCCTGTAATCTATTCTAAAAAAGTACAGCTTGCATTCCGCAAGTCTACTATTGTTGGTGATATTACCAACTCAGACTATTTTGGTGAAATCGCTGCTCAAGGCGATACCGTCAAGATTATTAAAGAACCAGAAATTTCTGTTTCAGAGTACGCACGTGGCACAAATGTCACAGCACAAGATTTGCAGGATGACGATTTCAACTTAGTCATTGATAAGGCTAACTATTTTGCCTTTAAGATGGACGATATTGAAGAGGCTCACAGCCACGTTAATTTCATGCAGCTTGCAACTGATCGTGCAGCCTATCGTTTAGCTGACAACCATGATCAAGAAGTACTTGCATACATGGCTGGCTATAAGCAGTCTTCTTTGCACAGCAAAGGTGATACCCTTAACACGACTGTTAATGGTACTAAAGCTGTAAGCTCTGCAGGATCGAATGAGTTGCTTTCTTCTATGCAGCTTCACAAATCTGACTTTGGCAATATCACTACAGCATCTGCTGGCACTCACTCAATTCCTGTGACTGCACGTATGCCGGGTGCTACTTCGTTGCCAACTGCTACCGTTTCTCCTGCAATGATTATTGCACGTATGAAGCGTTTGCTTGACCAACAGCAAGTTGACTCACAAGGTCGCTGGCTGGTAGTTGATCCAGTATTTATGGAAATCCTTGCTGATGAAGATTCACGCTTCATGAACGCTGATTTCGGTGAATCAGGTGGTCTGCGTAATGGTCTTGCTGTAAGCAACTTCCACGGCTTCCGTGTGTATTCCTCGTCTAATTTGCCAGCACTAGGCACTGGACCGGGAACATCAGGTACTGCAAACCAACTCACCAACCTTGGTGTTATTGTTGCAGGACATGACTCGGCTGTTGCTACTGCAGAGCAGATTAACAAAACCGAAACATATCGTGACCCTGACAGCTTTGCTGACATTGTTCGTGGTATGCATCTATACGGTAGGAAGATTCTTCGCCCTGAAGCAATCGTTACTGCCCGTTATAACGCAGCGTAAGGAGATATACAATGGCTACTTTTGATATGACCCTTGCTTCTACCGCTGGCGTAGGAGCTAACGTACTTGCTGTTCCAACTGTTGTTGGTAATGCAGTACGCACTATTGAAGCAATCTTAGATATTGACGCTATGATTGCTGCAGATGCTACCATTGCTAATGGTGACATTTTCCAACTTCTTGAAATTCCTGCAGAGACAGTAGTTATTGCTGCTGGTGCAGAAATTATGAAGTCTTTTACTGCAAGTTGTACTTGTGATATTGACTTTGGTGGTGGGGATGACATCATTGACGGTGCTGCACTAGACGCTGCTGCTGGTACATACCTTGCAAAAGGTAGTAACGGTGAAGCTAACATTGTTAATACAGGCGCAGCTTCAACATTTGCTGCTGAAGCACTTGCTTGTGTTGGTGCTGCAGATACCATTGATGTAACAATCGCTGGTGCTGCTGCTGCTACTGGACGCTTGCGTGTCTATGCAGTGATTGCAGATGTTTCGGCTGCTCACACTGAGGCTGCTGCGGCTCAACGTGATCTACTGTAATAAACCTACATACTTTGGGGCTGGCTATATGCTGGCCCCATTAGTGTATCAAACTTATGCAACAAAGAGTTCTTGGGGCATAAAAGATTTATTAAGGAAACATAATGGCTCTTACTTTTCTTTCATTAACTAATAGTACTATTACACGTATGAATGAAGTAGAGCTTACATCTACTACTTTTACTAATGCTAGAGGTGTACAAACACAATGTAAAAATGCAGTAAATGAAGCAATACGTTATATTAATCAAAGAGAGTTTGGTTACTCTTTTAACCACGCTACCAATACAGAATCATTAGTGCCGGGAAAAGTTAGATATACTTTACCTACAAGCACTAAATCTGTAGACTACAATACAGCTAGAATTAAAAAAAGTACTACGCTTGATTGCTCTGGTAGCAGTCTCGGTATTTTAAATTATAATGAATACATACAAAACGAATACGCTAATCAAGAAGATGAAATAAATTCTACTACTTTAAACGGCTCTCACTCTAGTTCTGTTGCAACTTTGACGCTCACCTCTACTACAGGGTTTGACGCTTCAGGAACAATATACATTGGTAGTGAGCAAGTTAATTATACAGCTATATCGGGCAATGATCTTACAGGGTGTACACGTGGTGCAAATGGTACTACTGCTGCTCTACATGCAGATGGTGTGTTTGTAGCACAGTTTGATAATGGAGGTGTACCTAGAAATATTGTACGTACACCTGATAATAATTATTTAATATATCCTTTTCCTGATAAAGAATATACTTTGACATTTGATTATTATACTTTTCCTTCTGATTTATCTGCACATGGAGACACTACCACTATACCTGATAGATTTGCTCCTGTAATTATAGATGGAGCCACTGCCTTTGTTTATCAATATCGTGGTGAAACACAGCAATACCAATTAAATTTTTCTAGGTTTGAGCAAGGTATTAAAAACATGCAGAGTTTACTTATTAACAAGTATGACTATGTAAGGTCTACAATGATAATTAGGCCACGAGGTTCTATTAGCTTTATGGCGGGTGTTAGTTAATGCCAGATAGCTCCCAAACACAACCTGCTGCATTTAATTGCGAGGGCGGTCTAGTTAAAAACCGTTCTACTTTTCTTATGCAACCGGGAGAAGCATTAGAGCTAGAAAACTTTGAGCCTGATGTTGAGGGTGGCTATAGAAGAATAAATGGGCATCGTAAATATGTAAATCAAATAGTACCTCAAACATCTGCTAGTTCTGAAAAAATACTTATGGTTGCTAGTTTTGCAGATAAAGTATTAGCTGCTAGAGGTGAAAAAATATTTAGTTCTGCTTCTACTGAAGTTGCCTCTAAGATATCTTCTAGTACAGGCATGAC